ATGAACACCAACGACAACAACGCAGATACCTCACAGGGCCTTTTCAACGTCCGCTCGGATATCACCACCGAAAAAGCGCTCGTTCACGCCAGTGAGTTTCTCCAATCAGCAACCGCGCTCGCCTATGAATGCGTCTTCAAGCTGGATGAAGTGCAGCGTCAGCAAGCCTTCGGTGTCGTTCAACTGGTTGAGAACGCTCGGCTCCTGATCGACATGGTGCTGGAGCGAGAAAGCCCATCTGCAAACTGACAGCAACCCAACCCGGATAGCCGTGTCGCCACAGAGCGGCTATCCGTTTTGTGCTTGGTTCAAAACAAGCCACCCAGCACCTCAGGCTCCCAGCTCATGATCACCAGCTCACCGGTCGGTTCTGTCGTCGCCTGGCGCTGGTTAGCTGAGGTGTATCGAACATCCAGCGTCTCAAAGTGAAAGCAATCAAACACCCGCCGGATGTCGGGGTGGTCGTTGATACTGACCATCACCCTCCCCTCGCACCGACGCATGAACTCGGCCATTTGCTCGTATTGATCAAAGGGAAACTCGACACCGTAGCCCGCGACCTGCCAATACGGTGGGTCCATGTAGTGGAAGGTGTGTGGCCGGTCGTAGCGTTTGGCGCAGTCGAGCCATGGCAGGTTTTCCACGTAGGTTCCGGCGAGCCGCTGCCATGCGGCGGAAAGGTTCTCCTCGATCCGTAACAGATTGATCGGCGTCGCTGTTGTCGCCGTACCGAAGGTCTGGCCGGAGACTTTGGCAGCGAACGCATGGTGTTGGAGGTAGAAGAATCGGGCCGCACGTTGGATATCGGTGAGGGTGTCCGGGCGGGTCATCTTTTGCCATTCGAATACCTGCCGTGAACTGAGTGCCCACTTGAATTGGCGGACGAACTCTTCCAGGTGGTTCTGTACGACGCGGTACAAGCACACGAGATCGCCGTTGATGTCGTTGAGGACTTCAACAGGTGCGGGTTGGGGGCGGAGGAAGAATAAGGCAGCGCTGCCGGCGAAGACTTCGACGTAACACTCGTGGGGTGGGAACAGCGGGATGAGGCGGTCGGCCAAGCGGCGTTTGCCGCCCATCCAGGGGATGATGGGGGTGGTCATAAGCGGAAGCTCAGAAATACAGCGTGGCTATACGAGTTACAATTGTTAATAACAACGCCTCTGACTAGACGACTAAAACTGAGCCCCATAGAATCCCTCCTCAAGCGAATTGATTCATGATGAGAGCCGAGCAGTTTACGATCCAACAAAAGCAGATGAGACACCGAAGTAATCGTAGCGAGAATCTGGACTCAGGGAAAAAACGATAATATCTACCCAGCACCAACCAAACAGACCTGACATTGTATTTTTATTGATACGGATATTTACATGGCAATAATGCACCCACCTCACGGACCAAAATACAATGACAGCCACGTTGCAGAGCCGATTGTTTACCGATTACTGAAAGAACAGTTAGATGATAATTTCCAAATCATCCATAGCATCCCATGGTTATCTTCATTCATACATGAGTTACACAACAATAAAAGTCCCATTGGAGAAATTGACTTTCTCATACTGCATCCTGACCTTGGAGTTCTTGCGCTTGAGGTAAAAGGCGGAATACTCGGACATAACTCATCGGGATTTTACTATAGCAATACAAGCGTCGATCCCGTTGCTCAGTTGAACCGTGGCATATTTGCCATTCAAGAATGGTTAAGAAACAACGGTGTGCGGATTCAAATAGGACGCGCCTATTTTTTTCCTGGCTCAGAAATGAATATTTCAGAGTTACCCCCTAGCGTGGTTGACAACTATCATTTATCACCCGTAAAGCTAATACTAGACATTAATGATCTAGATCGAGTTGACGAAAAAATACGCTCAATAATGAGCTACTTTAAGAACTCTCTGCAATCTGTCTCTATCAGCAAATTCGCGATTGAAACCATAATCGGAATGTTGATTCCAAGTGTTAGCTACGCCCCTTGCTGGCACTCAAGAATAAACAGCGACAATAAATTATGGCTTCGATTGACATCTGAACAACAAGAGTGCATAGATTGGACGTTAAAAAGTAATAGGTTTTTAATTAGTGGCTGGCCAGGCACAGGAAAAACCGTTATTGCAGTAGAAACCGCGCGCAGGCTTTCTACTGCAGGAGACTCTGTACTCTGCATTACGTTCAACTCACTTCTCGCTCAAAAACTATCAAAGGAATTAGCGCAGCACCCCAATGCTCAAGTAACGACAATTTACTCACTTTGCTCAAAAGCGTCTTCATACAATGGAGAAAAAGCAGACTTCACATCAGAGTGGTTTGAAAAACAAGCTGCAACTAGCCTAAAAAAAGCCTGTCACAAAGGGTTTATAAGCAAATATTCAACTCTTATTATTGACGAGGGCCAAGTAATCAGAAAAGAGTTCTGGGAAATATTGGTTGAGCATTTCTCTACAAAAAAAATTATCGTCATGTGTGACGCGGCTCAAGCATTCCCATACGAGAAACCCGTGAGCCTAACGGAGATAGAAGGCTATCTTCAGCAACCAGCATTTTTTCTCACCGAAAGTCTTCGCATGCCAAAACGCGTTTGCGAACGCTTAAAGACCTTCCAACAACCAACTCACTCCATCACAAACTCAAGACAAAACGATGAAGATACTCTCACAGAGATTATTACTGGAAACCAAAAAAATACGTTACGCCAAATAATTGCTCAAATACTATCTCAGGGGCTGCTACCAGCTCACATAATTGTGCTGACGCCCTCTAATATGGCTGTTCACCAAAGTTTAGTACCTCAAGGAGTGAAAGTAGAATCCATAGGACGATTTAGAGGCTTAGAGAGCCCAATCATCGTTATATTAGCAGCTACAGACATGTCAAACACTGAGTTCTTTTGTGCTTACTCACGCGCCACATCACGATGCATTGTAATTCTAGATGCGCACGATGTAAAAAAAGGAAAATATGAAAATCTAGGAAGGCTACTTTATTCACAAAACAAGGATCACGTAGACTCAGAAGCTTCCAAATCATTAATACAAACATTGGTTGAAGGCCAATCAGTTACTGAAATCACACCACAAAACGATATTTTCTTCATCGCCTGGTTTGAAGCTTGGCACGCGTATATATTACCCGTTCAAAAATGCGAAGCCACAAGACTATTACTCGAAGCTTATTTAATTAACTCAAACACACCAGCGATTTACACTTGGGCACCAGATTCAAGAAATTCAATTATGATGATAGGTGCAGAAGAGAACACTTACGCACAACACTTAGAATTAAAATATTGTGACACATGCTCAGCATTAACACCTCACACCATTGGAGCGTTAACCGCCGGCACATGCAACGCCTGTACGAAATTTGACGATAAACGGGATTTAGAGTTCGAACACCAGGCATCTGAAATACTAAACATACTAACCAAGAGAAACCAATATCCTTCGGATATCATTGAGAAACTGCCGATCCAAATATATTCAATTGGTGCTCTTCAAAAAAGCAAATATGAGACAACCCAAGACGAACTGGTTTCAGCTTTTACTCAGTTAAGCCTTGAAGGTAGAGTCGCCATGGCACTGGTGATCAGAGAACTAACCATCGGCTTTAAAAATAGTCGAACCGAATTCAAAGTCGGTGAGGTTTCAAAAAAAACGTACACATGGAATAAAAACCTTTTAGTTTTTTCGTTTCCCCAATGGCAAGGTTTTATCAACGATGCTTTTGCAAAATTGGAGAATACCGGGATCATTACTAAAGGTGCGAAAGGCATTAGAGTTATACAAAGTAAAAACTTCAAAACGAAATCAAGCTAAAATATTAGCGCCCCTTATTATGAATGGCACGCACATACCCCTGACACCCCGCCAACGCAATCAATCCCTCATCCCCTTCTTGGGCGATGCGGACAATTCGTTGAGCAAACGCTCGGTCAAGTTCGGCTCTCTCGCCTCCATAAACCACGCCGCCGGTGCCGGTGGTGGCAGGCACTGCATCACCTCCGGCAAAGGGCGGCTGGGCGAGGATGACTGACAGCCGCAAATCAGCGGTAGCCAGGCGATCCATAAGGCGTGCTTGGCGTTGTTTGGCATCGGTCAAAGCCCTCTGGTGAGTTTGGTCGCTAGCTTGCAGGCGCCGCTCCAGGGAATAGCGTTTGTCGACCTCGCTACGCTGTTGCGACGATGAGGCGAAGGCCAGTTCTTTGAGCGTTTCAGCATGGAGCCGGGCCTGATCGGCCAATTGCCGCTCATACCGCCAAGCCTGGATTTGCCAACCACCAGCAGCGCCGACGACAAACAAAACGACCAGAACCGCGACACGCACATTCAACACAACACCGCTCTCGCCCAGATCCACAGTTCGATACGCGCCTCCAATCCATTCGTACCTCCATTGATACGCCGAGTAATCCCAGTGAAGTCATCCTGATCCGCCAGCGCATTCAACCCATTCGCCCACCAATACCAAGCCGCCGACTCCGCCGCCCATTGCGGCTGTTCCAGCAACTCCGGCTGCTTGAGCAAACGCAGATCCTCAAACAACGCCAAGCTGCATTTGAGGTAATTCCGTCGGCCCGTTATCTGAATCAACCCTCGCCCCCGATACCGCTGACCATCACCATCCGCCTCCGGCGTATTCCCCAGCAGCCTAGCCAACGCCCCGGTGTCATACCGACTCAGATACCGATCACTCCCCCGCTCCCGCACATACCGCAGCTGCCCCGACTCATGCCCAATCTGCGCCAGGAACGCCGCCTGCCGTTGCCGCGTATTAATCTCTCGCCGCCCCATGGCGTCATTCAGCACCGACACAAAAACGCCCGCTTGTTCGCGGGCGTTGGGGAAGATTTGCTGCAGCTGTTGCTCGGTGATGTTCATGTCGATAGCCCTCAGTAGTGCGTTACGTCCGCCACCAGTAGGGTTGGGGGTGTCAGCCGTAGGGGCGTGACCTCGGTGTAGGTGAAGAAGCGGAACAGGTTCTGGCCCCAGAGGTTGATGTCCATCAACGCGCCGCGTCGTACGTAGCCGGGGCCGATGCTGGCGGAGTCGTAGGTGGTGCCGTCGATGTTGTCGTTGAACTCGTTGTAGAAGTGCACGCGGGAGTAGGTCAGCGCGGCGGCGTATGCCCGGCCGTTGCCCACGGGCAGCGGGTATTCAGGCGAGAGCATGGTGTTGGCATGGATCGGTCGTAGGATTTTGTGTGATGAGTCGAACAGCAATCGCTGGTCGCTGCCGAACACTTGCAATCCCGCCGTGGACGCAACGACTGGGGCGGCGGCGAACAGGTAGAGCGTCACCGTGACGCCCGCGTGGCTGGTGAGTTGCACGTAGGAGCCGTCGTATCGTGGGTCGAAAAAGACGTTGACGTAGGCGCCGCTGGTGTCGCCCATCAGCATCACTGCGTCCAGCGGCACCGTGAGGTTAACGGCGAAGTAGAGCTGCTGGCCGCTGGTGTAGCGCGGGGTCAGGGTGACGGCGAATTTGTTGATGAGGCTGAGGCAGATTTCTTCGCCGGTGATCTGGGCGGTGCCGTAGTCATTAAAGGCTTGAAGACCGGCAGGCATCAGTAGAAACCATAAAAAATTCTCACAGCCACGTTGGCTTGGTAAGGGTTGAATGGCGGCGGGTAGACCCAGCTGAGTACCCCACCTGCGATCGAGACATTCGGGAAGATGTACACGGTGTAGAGCGGGAAGCTCAGTTGCTTGACGAAGAACAGCGGCTCGCCGATCAGCGACACGGCTATCGCGCCATTGACCGCGCCGGTGTTAACGCTGCCGATCAGGGTGCCGACGCGGGTGGAGGTGTCCAGAATCAATGCGCCGTTGGCGTCCCAGACTTGTAATCCGGCAGGCATGCTTTAGCCCCAGATCCCCAGGCGTACCCGCAAGGTGCCGTTGATGTCGTACACCTGCACCACGCGGTTGTTGATGCTCAGGCGGCCGCCTCCAGCCACTGGGCCGTTGAATTCGATCACGCCGGTCTTGTCGAGTCGCCAGCCCTGGGTGCCAGCGATGTAGTCGCTGGATTGCAGGTAGTCGCCGATTTTGAGGTTGGTGATGGAGCCGTCCTGGATCAGCGCCTGGTTGATAAACATCTGCCCGTTTTGCACCACAAACGGCGTGAACACCTGCCCACCAGCGAGGGTGGTCACCATGGCGAAGCGGTCAGCACTGACCAGAAACTGGCTCTGCAACCCGGCGCCTGTGTTCTCGATGCCTAAGCCAAACCCGGCAGCCACATACTGCCCGTCCTGATTCAGCTCCATCTTCACCGCCCACATGGCCTGGAGCTTGTCATCGGTACTGGCCAGGGCTTGGCTGACCTGCTGCACCGAAGCCACCGCATCATCCACCGAGGCAACGACGGTATTCAGTTGATGGGCTTGGGCAATGAGTTGTTCGCCCTGCTGTTCGATGCTGCTGGAGTTCGCCTCGACCTGATAGGCCAGTGCATCAGCGGTCTCGGCAACGGTGCCGATGTCCAGCCAGTATTCGGGATCGGGTGGGGCCACGCCTTGAACCGGTTCTCTGGCTTGGAACAGGCGGCTACCCAGGCGAACAATCTCCCCCGCCGAATAGGCCTTGGTTTCGTCATACGCCAAGGCATCGCTCACCTCGCTGAAGAGTTCTTTCAGTTCTTCTCGGGTCTTCTCCAGCCGGTCGTTCACCGAGCCAGGCCCATCGCCAGTGATCAGGCCAATCTCACCCAGCAACTCCTGACCAAGCTGGCTGGACCCAATCTGCCCCGCGATCAAATCCAGAATCGGCCCGGCCTCGGCGCTGGCTTGCCCGGCCAGACCATTACCGACGGGATACCAAGGCCCGACATTCCCCGTGCGATCCACCAGCCGCGCCCAGAAGTAGAATTGCGCACCCGCCGCCAGCCCCTGCAAGTCATGTGCGGCCTGCGGATAAGCGAAGTCACCGAGTTTCTGTGCACTTTCAAACGCGGGCACCTGCGAGGACCAAACCTCTGTGCGCTGTGTATCCTCAGCCCCGGCAGGAAAGCCCCACTGCAGGCCAATCCCAAATAACTTGTCTTGGGTACGCAAAAACGCCACCGAAGGCGGCGGCGTGATCTTGCCCTCAATGGTGGTCAACACCGAGCTGGCCGGTATGGAGGCCACATCCAGCACATTCACCGCCCGCACCCGCGCCAGGTACTGGCCGGAGTACACGCCCACTACATCCACCAACAGTTCGCCGGTGCGCGGAATCCGTACCCAATCCCCGGCGCCGCGCCGCCACTCAACGTCATAGCCCACCGCATACTCAGCGGCGTGCCAGGCGATGGTCATGGTGGTCACCGCCAGCCCTTGTTGGGTGGAGATGCTCTGCGTGATCAGCACGGAACTGGGTGGTGCCTGCACGCCGGGCGGGATCACGGTCACCGGTGGTGGGTCGATCTTGCTCGCGTAATCCACCGCATCGTATTTGCCCGGCTCATGCTGGATCAGCGTGATCTGGAACTGCTGCCACTCCGGTCGCGTGATGCTCAGCACTTTGAATTGCAGGGTCGCCAGGTCATCAGCGTCGATCACCCAGCCGCACTCCGGCAGCAGCGGCTCGCTGTACTCGGCGGCAACCGTCACCGCACGCCCCTCTACCCGCGCAATCAACCGCGACTCGGACGCACCACTGGGCAAGTTGCAGATCAAGCGCGATCCAGACGGAATCTCCGTATCGCGGTCCAAGGTAACCACCCGCCCCGCCACCGCCGACACCCGCCCACCATTGGCCCGGCCCGCCAGCAGCTCATCACTCAAGCGAATCAACTGCCCCGGTCGCGGTATCTGCCCATCCAGGCCGACGCGCATCGTCGCTGGCCGCGTCTGCGTTTGCTCACTGACCAACGCAAACATCCCCGCCCGCTGCGCCTGTCCGCGACTGGTGCAACCCACCGCACCGAGCGGCAAATCCTGAATCCCGAACTTGGCGATGCCATCTTCGACAAACACCGGCTCCTGCTCGGTCTCAAAGCTGTTGTCGGGATTGTCCCAACTGACCACCGCCCGCGTGTGCCGGTCGCGTTTGCGCACGCCCTGGTATTTGAGGCTGATGATGTTGCCGCGATGAAAGTTGTAGACCGGGTCTTGCGGCATGTCGGCGTTGACCACCATCTGGCTACCGTCCCAATAGGCCATGCCGTGGAAGATCGAGGCGATGTCTTCGAGGACGATGTACGCCTCTTCCTGGGTTTGCAGGTAGAGGTTGCAGGTGAAGCGCGGCTCGGTACCGCCCTTGCCGTCCGGGACCATTTGGTCGCACCACTGGGCGATGCGGTACAGGGAGTAGCGATTGACCATCGCCGCGTTGAGGCGCTCGCCGAGGCCGTAATAGGGATGCAGCGCCAGGTCGTACCAGACCCAGGCGGGGTTGTTGCTGTAGGCGAGTTTGAAAGTGCCGTCCCAGATGCCGATGTAGGTGTGAGTTTCAGGGTCGTAGTTGCTGGGCACACGCAGGATACGGCCACGCATCAGCGCCGAGAGTTTGGGCACGTTGTTGAATTGCTCGGCGTCGAATTCGATGCCGCCCACGGCGGTGAGGGGGTAAGTCAGTTCGGCGTCGATGATTTCGGTGATCGACTCGACGCGCATCATGTCGGCGATCAGGCTGCTGTTTTGGTTGGGGGTCAGCCTGCGGACGCGCAGGGTCCACTCGCTACCGGTGGGTAGTTCCAGGCGGTGGGAGCGCTCGTACTTGGTGGTGTTTTTGCGTGCGACGAAGGCGGTCAACACTGGCAAATAAGCGCCGCCGTCGGTGGCGATATCGACCGCGTAGTCGATGCGGTAGCCGTTGATATTGCCGTTGGCGTCCTGGGCTTGAAGCTGGGGCCAAGACAGTCGCAAACGCACGGCATTGATCTCGTCATTGCTGACCGAACGCACCCAAGGCGCCTCGGACCGCAGCTCGACGCCGATGGCGATCTCGTTGTTGATTTCGGGGAAGCCAACCAGGCGATCCTGATTCAAGGTGCCCGAACGAAACTGCCAACGTGCCCGTGGAAAGTTCACGGTGCCATCTGAGGCTTGGAGGGGTGTGCCGTCCAGCTTGATGGATTTCAGCCCCTCTACCGGACCGACGATTTCGCCCCAGCTAAAGGCGTACAACAGTTTCGCGGTGGCGATGGAGGGTGCGCTGTCGCTGGCGATATAGGGACGATTGGGCTTGCTGCTGCCAGCCTTGGCGCCGACGACATAACTGCCCATGGCCGCGTCAGACCTGATCCTGGGCGTAGATGCCGCCACTTAACACCGCGCCGCCAATCTCGCGCTCACCATACAAAACCGGCCACGGATTGCCCTGCGCGACGGTGGTGACGGCGCCGCCGAACGCGTAGCTGGCGCGATTGCCCTCCTCGTCTCGACCCAGACCCGGCTTGGGTATCGGTGCGAGCATCTGCATCACACCGCCGACAGCCGCGCCGGTACCCGCTGCGATCAGGCCCATGCCCCAAGGTGACGTGGTGCCGAAGCTGAAATACCCCAACGCCACCAACGCGACGCCGAGGATGGTCTGGAACAACCCCGCACTTTTGCTGCCGACCACCAACGGCACGATGCGGATCACGCTGTCGTCGCGGGTAATGAGGGGCAGTTCCTGTTCGCTCAGATTGCGTTGGCCAGCGAACACCGAAAACACCAACCCTCGCGACTCGGCATCCCGCAGAAAGCGCTCAAAGCCCGGCAGCAAATAGCACAACGCACTGATGCCTTCGGCCGGGCTGGACAGCTCCAATGGAAAGTCCCGCCCAAAGTGCTTACGCAACACGCCATACAACCGCACCGTGCGCTGGCTCATAAGCGTGCCTCGCGATGCCGCAGGGTCAACCGCGTGCGCTGCGCCCAATCCGGCCCATATACCTCGCGGGTAGAGCTGCGCCCGTACAGGTGATGAATAAAAAACGGACCACTGCCACCCAAATCGGGCGCCCGTTCGCTGGAGAGCGAACCGTCCGTGCCTAAAAATATCGCGGCATGGTTGGGGTGATAGGTGCGGCCGATTTCCATGATCAGCACGTCTCCGCGCTGAGGGCTATCGACCTGCACAAACCCGGCGTCGGCAAAGTGATGTTGGTAGAGGCTCGGGCCGTGTTTGTCCTCCCACCAACGATCATTACGCGGGTAATCGGGCAAGGTCAGCCCCCACTCGCGCTCGTACCAATCGCGAATCAGCGTGTAGCAATCCAGCACGCCATGGGTGAAGTCGCGCCCCAACAGCGGCGCGGTATAGCCCTCGGGTTTGAGCCAACCGATCTCCCCACCCGGCCAGGCCACAATCGCCCAAGGCAGCTCATGCAACTCACAACTCACCCGATCCGCCTGACTGGGCCGCGCACTGCCGTTGTTATGGCTATGCACCACCGCCAGCACCTGGCCCTGATCCTCCGCCTCGCACCAGGCATTGCGGCTGATCACAAAATGCTCCGAGGCACTGGCGGCAGCGTTGAGACACGGCCAATACACTCGCCCGCTGTCGGTGCGGATCAACAACCCACACGCCTCCTCCGGATACCTTGCCTCGGCGTGCTGCCGCATCTGCGCCTCCAGGGCGCGGCTGATTCGCATGGCTACCTCCGAATAATCAAACTCGAACCCGGCGCCCCGCCAAACCGCGCGGTGTTGCCGCGCACCTTGCAACTGCGCCAGCGTCCGGCGCAGCGGTCTTGTGCGGGGTCATCAGTGGGTTCGTCGTGCTTGGTGAACAGCGCCGTGCCGATGTACGCACAGGCCTCGCCTCGGTACTGGTTCATGCAGGCCCAGCGGCACAGGCTGGTGATTTGTTGCGTGGGGACTTTGATGCCCTGCAAATCCGCCGGGCTGGAGAGTTGGAACTCCAGCTGCATCTCGTCTTCATCGGTTTTCTGTTCGATAAACCAGCTCATCACCCGCTGCTGGTCACTGGCCTGCGGGTTGCCCTCGGGGAAGTTGGCGGCATCGAGGTAATGGCGGAAGGTTTCGCGGATAGTCACCTTGGCGCCCGCCAGGTCGTCCAGATGCAGGCACAGCGCTGAGAGTGCACCGCGTACACCCGCGATTTCGTTGCCGACTGTCAGCGTTGGCAGTGCGGGGCGACCGTCGCCGTTGAGGTCCAGGCCTTTTGCTTCGATGCTGATCGGCTCATAGGCCTGGCCCTGCCAGATAATCGTGCCGTCCTGCATGTGGCCGTGAAAGCGCATCAGGTCGCCGCCCAGGTGGGTGGCGTCGACTTCGTACAGGCGAACGGCGTCGCCCGGCTCTAGCAACTGGACGTCGGTGTTGATGGCCATGGTGAGTCAGGGATAGAAGACTTGTTGGAAGGTCCAGCTCAGGGTGTAGATGCCTTTGCCGTGGGGCAGCAGGCGATAACCGGTTGCACGGAAACGCGCTGCGTTGCCGCTTGGTGGCGTCCATTGAAATGAGCGTGAACCGCGATGCTGATCCAGAAACGCCCGCACCGGCTGGATCTTGGTCAGTACACCGGTCACTGATACGTCCCAGGCTTCGGATTGATTGTTCAGGCCAACGCCGATCACCTGTACGTAGCCGTCGCCAAATTCATTGGTTTGTACGCGCTGCTCAATCTGCCCGGATGAGCCGAGGCGCACCGGCCAAACGAAGGTCTCCACTTAGCGCCTCCCAGTTGAATCCAGCAAACCGTTTTGCCGTTGTTCCTGGCGGATGACTTGCCGGACGGCCTCCTCAATCGCCTGTCCCATCTGCTGCGCGAACTGCTGGGCGCCCGCTTGGGAGGTGACGGACATTGCACTGTTGCCTCGCGCATCGACGTTGATCTGCACACTGACGGGCGGCATTGGCTGCGCACTGCCGGGCGGCGCCTGGGCCAGGAATTGTTTGAGGTCGCGATTGGTGCGACCGTCCACCACCCGCTCGCCCTGCTGCAATAACCAGGTGCCGGTCTTCGGAATCGTGTCGATGCCTTCGTGGGCCATGCCGACCAAGGTAGTCGCGGCGATCATACCCACCGAGGCATAGCCCAACGCCCGAACCAGCGCCGCCGCTGCTGGACCGGCTGGACCGAGCTCCAGAGCCTTGGTCGCCGCCACTTCAGTGTTGATGATCGCCTGGGCCATGGCCGCTGCTTTGCTGGCGAAGAACAGCAGTTTGTACGCCGCTGAACCTTCACCCGCGAGCTGTTTGAACAGGTCGGCGGCGTTGCCGGTGAGTTCGCTGAACACGCCAAGCGTGGCCGAGCGGTAGGCGTCTTGAATCGCGGCGAGACGGTCATTGTTCTGTTGGTTTATCTCGGCAACGCGGTCCAAGTACTGCTGCTCGCTGGTGAGTTTCTGGTCGAAGAACAGTTGCTGCCGCTCCAGCTCTTTGTCGCGCCATTTCTGCAGTTCTCGCTCCACTTCGGTGAGGCGAATCAGCTCAGCACTTGGGCCACCGACGAAGCTGTCCAGCCCCATAAAGGCCGGTGCTTTGCCGACCGATGCGCCAGAGATTGCATCGGCTGCGGTCCGGTATTGATCCGCCGATAAGTCGCCCTGTTTCTGCAGCCGGTCCAGTTCAGCGAAGCGCTTGCGTGTGCTGACCAACAGGTTGTCTTCTTGCTGCTGAATCTCCATCAGCAGTTCCTGATAGCCGCGTTGGGTATTGAGGTGATCAACCGCCAACGCCGCCCGTTGCAGCTCGACTTTCTTCAATTGATCGAGCTGAGCCAGTGAGCCTTGATTGATCTCGTACTCGATGCGGGCGCGCTCGGTTTTCTGGTCGCTGAGCTGGAGCTGCTCACGCAATGAACGCAGGGTTCGCTCGTAACCGTCCTGAAGCTTTTGCGCTTCACGCTGGGCGGCTTCAGCGGCTTGGCGAGCTTGGCGGTTCGCCTCTTCCTGGGCCCGGTTAGCTGCCTCTTGCGCGTCCTTGAGTTGAGCGACGGCCTGAGCACGGGCGAGTAATGCGCGACCGGCTTCGGTTTGATTAAGCTGATCACGCTCGGCCTGTCGATTGATCTCGCCAAGGGCCGAGCTATCCCGCAGGCGGGCCATCTGCTCAAGCAAGTTGTTGATGCGCCGCTCCCACGCAGCGGTAAGCTCAGCATCTGGTGGCTTGATGCTTTGCAGCCCCGAGCTGACCCCTTCGGCGGCGCTCTGGGCGTTCCGCAATATGCCGTCCAGCGCGTCGATGCGCTTGCCTGCCTCATCGGCCTGCTGCTGACTGCGGGCATAGGCACCCGCCAGGCCTTCGATTTGATCACGCAGTTTTTGACTCGGCCCAATGGCCTTGATCAGCGCCTGAGTCGCTGCGTCGATATCCTGGCCGCCAGCCAGCGCCCGCCGAAATGCCGCCACCGCACGGTCTCTGGCAAAGGGATTGGCGCTGTAGCTATCGCCCCATTTATCCAACAACTGGGCGCGCTGGCGAATATCGCGGAGTGTCTGCTCAGCAGCCTTGCGCGCTTCGTTCTGCTGGTCGAGCAACTGTTTGAGAATCGGACGCCGCTGGGCATTGCTCAGGGCCTCCCACTCCTTGCGCAGCTCGGCCAAAGGACGCTGCAAATCCACCGCTGAAACACGGGCCTTGTCCGCATTGTCACTGAACAATAGAAAACTGGTGGCCGTGGTCCCTACCAGAAACGCCAACCCCATCGGCCCACCCAACAGCGCCGCAATACCCGACATCGCCCGCGCCGACAACGAACTCGCCGCCGCATACGCTGCCTGCGCCGCTGCCGCAGCGCGTGAAGCCTCCAGATCCGCCAGCTTCGCCGCCGTCAGCGCCCGCGTTGCCGTATTAAGTTGCTGCGCCGTCACCGCCGCCGCCACACGCCGCTCGGCCAGCAACACCTCGGCCTGAGTAACACGCGCGATCATCGCCGAAGTATCCAACGCCGCCCGCGCACGGCCCAACTCAGCCGAATACGCCGCCCGCGCCGCATCTACCTGCTCATACAGCGCCTTGATGCTTTCCGCCGCCGTCTCGGTGATCCAGCCCAAGCCGGTGCCGACGGCAATGGCCGACAGTACACCCAGGTTATCCGCCACATAATTGATCGCCTGCGCCAACTTCGCCGTGGCCTGGGAGCCGCTGTCGGCGGTGCCGATGTACTGCATAAAGGCATCACGCAGACGCAGACCCGCATCCGCTACCGAGGTCGCCATGCCGTCGGTTTGCTTACGCATGCGACCGATCTGACTGACCCAGGCCTTGGCGACAACATCTACCGTCAACTTGCCCTCGGTCGCCATCAACCGCAGCTCATCACGGTTCTTGCCGAGGGCATCCTGCAACGCCTGCAACAAACGCGGCGCCTGGGTGACCACCGCATTGAAACCGTCGCCCTGCAACTTGCCGCGCTCCAGGGACTTGCTGACCTGATCGATCACCGATGCGGTGGCCTGGGCCTTGGTGCCACTGACCGTCAGGCCCAGCGATAGGGCTTCGGTCATGTTCAGCGCGTCTTCGGCGGTACCGCCATAGTCCTTGAGCACGCCAGCGGTGCGGATGAAAAGCTCGGCGTTTTCGGAGAAGGCTTTGAAGGTGACCCGGCCGATGTCCATCAGGCGGGTTTGGGCTTCGGCAAAGTCGGCCTGGGAGTCGGTTGCGAGTTGAAGGCGCGAGGCGATTTGGCCCCATTGATCGGCCATGGCGATCAGGTTGCCGACGGCCAGAGCTCCGGCCATTACGCGGACATAACTGCCAACGGTGCCGGAGAGTGAACCGAGGGCTCGCTCCTGGGCACGGATTGCAGCTTCCTGAGCGCGCCAGCCTATGGAGGCTTCACGGTTGCCGGCAGTGACGGCGCGCAGGTAGTCGCGCCCTACCCGACCGGCGCGGGCCATTTCGCGTTGGTAGGCGCTGGTTTCGGCGGAGACGCTGACGATTAGGGAGCGTAAGGTCTGACCATTCATGGCATTCCAAGGCCCCCCCGATGTTTAGGTCAACCTACAAGGGCAGTTAGCTGGAACTGCATTGCTCAATTACTTTGTCCGCCTTGCCCTTGGCTTTCGCTGCGCTGCTCACCAACGGCCCGTTTTCCGGTGTCATGGTCTTATCACGCATGTGTACATCGTAGTAGCCAGGCAACCCTTCCGGCAGCAAAGCCTTGCTGTAACGCTGAAACGCCACGCACTCTGCCGTGCGCTCACAGCGCTGAGCCCGTTGTGAAGACGCAACGCAACTGTCAGCTCGGGCCTTTAACTGGCTCATCTCCGTTTCGACGGATTGCGCGACTGCCTGCGTGGCAATCAACGAGAAAATCAACCCCAACACTTTTTTCATAAAACACCTGCTCGATTGAGTAAGAGATCGACTGTAATTACTTTGGATTAGAGTTATTACTCAATTCGATGCACTTGAATTCATCTTCGAGCAGCCCGAGGAAAATCATGTGTTATCGAGACTCACCACCTTGATTTTCCGATCAAAGAAATGCCGCCAGTGTTCAGTCCAGGCGAACTCATCAATGCTGACCACATCAATGATCCCGAGCTTCGCCCACTCCGCGAATTTCGCATTGTTGTAAACGAAGGGATTTCGCAAAACCCCGGCGCCAAGATCCAAGGTCATCAAGCGCAAGCTGAGCAAGGCGCCATTCTTGTATTCCACGCCACCATAGCGACACAGCACGGTATCGACCTGCTTTACCCCAAAGGAGTTGAGCGACTCAATTTCCAGATTGACCGCCGGATAGAAAAAGCGCCCATCGCCACGGGCAACCACTTCGGCATAGGCGGTGCTGCTTTTAAAAGCACGCTGGTCGTCATCGCTGATGCTCAGGTTGCCGCCTTCGTAGATCCGGGCGTTGAGTAGAGTCATTGCGGACGGCGTCTTCACTAGTCGCAGAACGGCGGCTTCGCAGTTTTCGAGCAGGACGTATGTAAGGCGCGGAGTGTTGCCGAAACGGTAGAAACCCAAGGCAACGATGAGGATGGCAATGAACAACACCAGCACCAAACTGATCAGGGAACGCTTGATGATAGGTCTCACATGATTTCTCCTGGAGAGAAAAATGCGAAGGTATCATCGGTTTTCAATCGAGTCTGTCAGCTCGGTCTGTCAGGTATTGCCGTAGCTGCACCTCGCCATCCTCTTCTCCATCCGGAAGCTCATCGTCAGGTCGCCACCTTGGTAATAGATCCAAAGGGGCAACCTTCGCGCCCTGCGCCTGAAACACGGCAGCCGCAAGGATCGCCGTCTGCACATCCCCTCTCACATCACTGATGGGTGATTCGCGGTTGTAGGCTTGCCACAAGAACAGCTCTTCGGCGCTCAGTTGCTCGATCAGTTCGCGCAAGGTCTTGCCGAACCGCAGAGCCAGGGCCATGAGAAACCCAAGCTCCGGCTCAGCGTTTAGGCGTTTCCCGCCATGTCGACTGGATCAGGTGAATCAGCCTCAGCGCTGACACCGCTCAGCTCAAACGCTTTGGCCACCAACCGGTCATGCACCGGGCTAAACGCCTCCGCCAACTCATCCACATCGTCATCGCCAAACAACCTGCGACCCGACAACTCGAACAAAGTCCGAGCCAGGACAAACGCGTACAGCGGCACACTGAACACCTCAATCAGCGGCTCCTCGGGCTGACCCTCTCCGTCAACAACGGGCGGCTGAGTACTCAACCCCGCCGCCACACGCGCCTGTCGAACCTGATCCAACGCCCGCCGTCGGTACTCCAACCAATCCTCCGCGCTCAGCGCACGAATCACCACCGTAGCGCCCTCCCACTCCTCCACCTGCACGCTCTCATGTTTGAAATTACGCAACGGGTCGAGGATTTTGTCGCGCAGGTCGCTATCGCTGGTTCTTGCACGCGGCATCACGCACCTCCATTGCCGGTATCAAAGCTAACCGCCCCGGTGATCCGCACATTGAACGTGCCATTCACCGTGCTATTCGGCGCGGCGTCCCAGGTGAACTGGGTCACCAGCCCAAGAAACAAAGAGCTGGTTTTGTCCTTGAACACCACTTTGAACGCACGCGGCTCGCCGTCATCCCGCGCTTCGCGCAGTACGGTCTGCGCCTCGTCATCCGCCTTCCAGTTGCCAGACATGCTGAAGGTGCCGTTGTCCGCCAAACCGGTGGTGAATTCCTTGGCGTCGCTGGCCAGGGTGGTGGTTTCGATCTCGTCGGACTGCCCGCCCTGGAACTGGGGCTGTTTGATGGTCACCGAGAGGTCGGCGAATTCCAAGGTGTCGTCCGTCGGGTCGGTGGTGCTGGTTTTCGACACGCTGACCTGCGTGCCTTGGGATTTGACGTACTTGGACTTGGTCGGCGTCTGGCTGGCCATGGTGCCTCCTAGGGTTGCAGGGTGTACTCCCAGCTCACGCGAAACAGGCGCGTGTCGGGCTCGTAGTCATCGGGTAAACGCATCGCCTCGCTGACGCAAAAATCGGGGCCGCTGGCGGACATCAGGTCGAAGGCCTGTTCGGCCAGGAGGATCGCTTCGCGTTTGCTTAGCGCCCAGGCGTCGATCTGGATTTGCGCGTCGGTTGAGCCGTCCCAACCGGAAAGTGTCCAGCCTGCACCACCGCTGATCAGAGTCCAGGTGATGCGGGGTGACGCGGCGTCGGCTGGGGCGATTTCCGGGTAGACGCGACCGTCTGCCAGCGTGCCAATGCGGGCGGCGATGGCGGCTTCGATCATCGGGCTAACAGCGCCTGATCGATGGCCTGGGCGAGTTTGCTACGCACTGCGCCCTCGATATCAGGAAGACTGCGGTCCCAGGTTGGACGGATGAAGGGTTTGGCGGTCATCTTTGACGTGCCGAGTTCCAGAAAGCGCCAGTAGAAAGGCACCCGGAAATTCTTCGGGCGCCTCACGCTTACACCCGCCACGGCGGCGCCCGGTGTGTCCCGCTGACGCAGGCGTTTAGCAACGATATGTTTTTGCAGTTTGCCGCTGCGGATGGGCGCGCTCTTGCGGGTGCGGTCCTGGGCTACGCGGGCTCCGGCCAATGTGGCATCGCGCACCACTTTGTTGGAGGTGGCTTTGGCCAGGCGTTGGAAGTCGGCTTCCAGCTCTGCGAGGCCCATGACGCGTAGCGAAGTATCAAGCATTGGCCTTCACCGTTTTGCACATCAGCTTGAGTTCGCATCGGGCGTAATCCAGCAAGGCCGCTTCGATCAGGTAGAAGGTGTCGCCCTTCACCACGCGCATGCCGGAGACGATGCCCTGGCGTGGGCGGATCAACACTTCCGCCGTGACTTCGCGTTGCTCCTGCGCAGCTGCCATCCAGGCTCTGCCGGAGACTGGGCGGATCTCAGCCCAGGTTTCGCCGACGTCCAGCCAGACTTCGATCCATCCGCCGATATCGTCTTGCACCCGGGTCAGGCGTTGGAGCGTCACCCGATGGCGCAAGCGACCGGCACGCATCACACACCCAAATTGCGACGGAACGGTGCGAGCAAGGATCGCGAGCCAGTGGGTAAATCGGTGCGGCCGGTTTCGCTGAACAGGTCGACACGGCTGTCGTAAAAGTGCCCGAGGATCAGCAGGCAGGCGGCGAGAATCGACGGGGTGATCAGCAGAGGATCGTGCCCAGTGTCACCCGCGAAAACGGCCTGTTCCAAGTCTGATGTGTTGGCGTAGAAGCGCCGCTGCAAGTACTGCATCGCGGCGTCTTCCGCTGCATCCAGATAGCGTTGCACAAGCGGCTGATCAACCGGTTCGGCTCGTAGGTGGAGCATCGCGGTTTCAATGTCGATCACGCTCATGATCAGGCAGTCTTGGCTCGGCGACCTTCTGGTTCAGGCGGCGCAGGCACGGTGAATGGGCCATGGATAAAGGCCTCGGGGCGCTTCACGGCCAGGGCGACGCGTTCTTCACAGCGGATGGAGATCAGGTTCTTCTCGAAGTCGTCCGCGTTCTCGGTGCTGATCACCACGTTGGCGTCTTCCCGCTCGAACAACTGCGCGCCGGTGCGGAAGGCACCGGTCAGGAACTTGCCTTCAAACCCACTGGCCTCGGTCGCCACCACCGGCAGGCCCCACAACACAGGCCCGGCGAGGCCGAGAGGATTGGCGAGGATGTAGCGACCCAAAGTGTCTTTGGTCAGTTCGATCTTGGCCCAGTCGATGAAGTGCAGAACGTGCCCGCTGGAGGGCAGTCGCGCGAGTTGGGCTTGCAGCATTGCCAGGCGCAGGTCATCGATACCGGATTGCTCTTGCACCGAAAAGGCCGGGGCGAATGCCGAGGCCTGGGGCACTATGCCGTGGAGGTGGACACCGGTGCCGTCGCCGAACAGGATCTCATCCTCCTCCACGTACTTGAGGCCGTAGCGCATCTCGATGTCGATGGTGGATTGCAGTTGGGTGAAGTCATCGAGGATTTGCTTGGCGGCTTTGAACATGTGCGCGAGGGTGGAGACGGCGGTGATTTTGATGCCGAACTGGATGTCCGAATAGGGTTTGGATTGCCCCTCCGGTACAACGGCGGCGGCGTTGGTGAAACCGGTTTGTTGGACCCAGAAAATCGCAGGCGCGGTGGTTCGGCCTGGGGCAATCAAGTCGCGGATGAACAGGCGTTGTTTGGGTAAAGCGTCGATGCCGGGAAGGCGCATAGGCTCAATCACACCGGCGGGAATATCCGTCGACAGAAGCGCTGCGTTCACCGGAATACTGATGCGCTTGCCACCTTCGACGCTGGCGGCGAAGGCTTTGAGGGCTTCACTTTTGACCACGCAGGTGCCGAGGCTGTCCTGAGTGGCGATTGCCGTTGGGCTGGGCAGCCGGGCGAATTCCTGCTCAATCTCGCCGAGGCGGGTTTTCAGCTGGATTTCGGCTTCGGTGAGGCTGTTGAATTTCAGCGCCAGTTCATCGACGGTGGCCTTTGTTTGCTCCGATAGACCGCCAGCCTTGCGCGCTTCGTTCATGGCCTCCTCGGCCTGTTTGCTGAAAGCGCTGGAGGCACGCTCCAGCTCGGCGGAGACCTGTTTTAGTAGGTCGTGGGTGGTGTCTGACATAACTTACCCTCCTGTCACGTATGAAACTTCGCCAAAACAAAATCAACATTTAACGCCGCAAATAATTGCGGAGAGTCAACTACGAAGATTCAAAACCTTAAAAACTTGCAAAACCTAAAATGCAATGCCAGCCTACTCAAGCAACACCCATCCCCCAAAAAAATCAAGAGTCGAAGCTCACTACATGTCGCAATCAAAACTAAATGAAAACCTGATCACCTGGACATTTGAAAACTACGCTACCGCTGTAAGCCTACTTAGTGGACTAGCAATATGCGCACTGATTTATTACATATACTCGCGCTCTGGCTCTTTGATACTTCTGCGAGACCTTATGTGGAGATTTTTCGGCGGAACCATAGAGTTTGAAAACACCCAATACGAGAAATCCCGCAAGAAACTCCGAGAAACTGAGCACTATAGATTTGAGTTCAACATTCCTGTAAGCACGTTAGAGGAAGCTGACCTAGCAGAAAAATGGATTGCTGAAAACAACTTCTCTCACAGAGACATAGCAAGAATAACAAAATACATTCATTGGGGAAAATTTGAGGATCTGCGTTTTAAAACAAAGCTATTTTCAAAAAAATCAGAGAATATAGTATTTTACTCAATGGTGTTTTTTCTAGCCCTAATAGTATCTATCACGCCATTTATATCTACAAACTACCTTAGAGTATCGCTGAAAAACGCACCTGACGCGCCCTCATTCTATCTGTCGGAAAGTAACATCAAGTTCGAGCTATTTCCTGACAACCTTCTTACAACATCCGAATGCAGTTCCTCTGCAACGCTAGAAAAATTTATACAACCCAATCTGCCTGAGGAAAAGCTAGATATCATCTGCTCATTATTTCTTGACCCTAAATATGTCGAACACGTGAAAGGTGAATTAAGAATACAGACAGGACTAATACTCTTCGTAATTCTTTGCGCAGTCTTTGCAGTATTTTGCCTTTTGATAAGACTTACAAGATTAGATATCGCAAGAAACCTTCACAATAAAACACTGAGCTAATTGAGTAGCCCACTCATCTACCAGTGCTTATTCTGTGGGATCGCTTCGCGCAATCGGGCTAGAGCAAGCTCTAACTCGGCTATAGGTTCCCGCTGCCGTGCCCGCAGTCTACTAATGCAACGGCGCGCCAGCAGACCAGCAGGTTGCGCACCTTGTCGGATGGCGTCAGAAGCAAGCAAGCCATCGGCGAAACCCTGCTCGACGGCGGCGCTGCCGGCGATCCAGCTGTCCGCGTTCATCAGTTTTTGCATCGCGTCTTGGGGGTCGCCGGTGCGGGCGGCGTAGATATCAGCCATGGCCTGGTCGAACGGCGCCAACCTCTCGGCCATCTCCATCAGGTCATAGCGATTGCCCATGGCAACGACCCAGCAGTTGTGGATGTTCAAGAACCCGGCGCGGGCGATGCGTACCTCGTCTCCGGCCATCGCAATAATCGACGCTGCCGATGCGGCCAGTCCCAGTACCTTGACTACAACCTTGCCGGAGTACTCACGCAGGAGGTTGTAGATCGCCAAACCTTCGAACATGTCGCCGCCCGGTGAGTTGATATTCACGGTGACGTCGGCGCCGTCGATAGTGCGTAAGGCTGCGGCGATGCGTTTGGCGGTGACGCCCCCGCCTGTCCAGGGATCGAAGCCGATAGGGTCGAAGATTGAGACACTGTGATCATCCTCGTTAGCGGCGCATATCGAGGGGTTCCAACGCTCCACAGCCATGGGCCGCAATTCACTCAACGCACCTGCGGTGAGCGGCAGCGCAGGGGAGAATGGCAGACTTTTAATCGTCATATAGGTAACCAACGTCACGTTGAAAGACATCGGGCCACGCAATTTTGAAGTTCCATTCGCAGCAATTGTGGGGCTCGGACTAGCTCAAAAAAATCAAAGTGCTACCATGGCGGCTTATTCAGAAGGAACTGTCAAAATGTCCGTTAGCAGTTTGGTTAAACACTTTAAGTCTTCACCAGTATTAAAAACTGATGTAAGCGACTTCACCTATGTGAAACTTCTAGGAAACGGCGGAAACAGCTCCGTATTACTATTTGAAAAATCAACTAAACAGTACGCCGTGAAATTCCTGGAAATATCAGAGATAAAGAAGGTCGACCGATTCAAAGATGAATACTTTTGCGCATCCCAAATACCATACCACAACAATATCTCAAGGCTTTACCACTTCGACAAAATAGATATCGCAGGTATTTCATACTTCATCATTATCATGAAAGCATATGCGGGCACTTTAAAAGAGCTTGAGCAAACCTCAGAAGAACAGTTGACAGCGAGCCTTTGGAAAATACTAACAGAATTATGTAAAGGCCTTAAGCACTTGCACACCAACGGCATCACACATCGAGATATAAAGCCGCAAAATATTTTCTATGACGCCACAATTGAAGAATACGTAATTGGTGATCTTGGCATTGCTCACTTTGATGAAACAACTTTCATCAAAGATGCAAAGACAGAAAAAAATGAGCGCATGGCAAATTATTTATTTAGCGCTCCCGAACAAGTAAACAACAAGGACAAAGCAACCTCATCAAGTGACATATTCGCACTAGGCCAAGTAATGCACTGGTTAGTGACAGGACGCGCTCATAGGGGTGTAGATCGACAGCACTTCTCGAATGAAAAATCGCCTAAGAAATTAAAACTTGTAGATTTAATCGTCGACAACTGTCTTAAGAACGATCCAAATGAACGCTTTCAAAATATTGATGAATTAGAACAATTTATAAAATCTTACGATTCTAGCCCTATACGAAATAAACGTGATCGCATGAGGGATCTTGACTTATGTATTCGAAAATCTTTCCCTGACATAAAAGAACTGCATACCACGGAAAATTCTGTGGAAATAGAACGTTTTCTTGAAAACTTTAGTTCAACGTGTAAACCAGATGAGTTTTGGTTCCATTCCTCAGATAGCGGCAACGGTGACCTTCTATCTATAAAACATCTAAACGAAAATCAATGGCTATTAAACCACTACAACGAGATACAAATAAAAAAAATAATAGTCTATAAAGACCCGAATAGACTTTACAGAAGTTTTTTCGTATTGATACTGCAACCTTCAGACCCATTCGTAACAGTTGATAACAATGGAGAAATCGCAGAACGAAATATTAGATACGACCAATACAAAGATCAAGCAGTACTTTGGAATAACCAATATATACCTTATGAAAAAACTCAAAATGGATTTTACAACACCGGCAGCGAAATAATAGAAGCGAAGGAGCCAGAGTTCTTTGTTCGCCTGCGCAACATCAAAAAGCCATTTGCCTACATGATTGCTCCAACTGGCAGCGGCACTTCCGAAATCTCGGACAGAGAACCTACCACACGACTATTAACATCAGCCCTAAGCTATTCAGCACTTAGAGACTATGATTTAAAAAGCTATTTGATGAAAATGGAAGATCATCATTCTCATGAATTAACAATGTATGACTAAACCAAAACTCATATAACAATCCAAGTTCTCTTGAGCTACATAGATATTTTTTGTTCTAGATGTTCAAGAGCGACCATCGCGGCCTGGACTGTGAATATCTCGCCGCCAGGGATCGGCGGTAGGTTTTCGAAGCGGCGGACCTCGTTGCGATTGATCCAGCCGTGAGTCAGACCACTGATGTAGAAACTGGCGCGACCGGCGCTGTCAGCACGAAGCAGACCCTCTACCGCGAACTCGACGAAGATCTGTTCTGCGTCGTTTTCGTCGATCAGGCAGCGATTGATTTCCTGCTCGATATTCACCAACAACGGACGCAGGCTGTTGGTAAGGAAATGCAGATTTTGTGCTTCGACACTCGCGGCCCAACTGCTCTGTTTGGTCATATGCCCGACCATAAACGGCGGCACACGAAACCAGCGGCAGATCTCTTCGACATTGAACGCGCGGGTCTCCAGCATCTGCGCGGCTTCGGGGTTCATGGTGATGCCTTGGTACTTCAGGCCCGCTTCCAGCACCATGGTCTTACCGGCGTTTTTCGAGCTGCTGAATTCCTCCAGGCTCTTGCGCAACAGTTCGCGTTGTTCTTTGGTCAGGGTGCCTGCGCCTTGTGCAGCGCCGCCTTCAACGGTGAGGAAACCCGAGGCCTGCAGGCCGTTGGCGAAGACCTTGGCTGCGGCCTCTTCTGCCGACATCGAGGCGCCGAAAATATCTCGCCCGGTGGTGATCGGTAGCATGCCGCAGATGCCGTCAAGTCCGAAACCACGGATGTGCACCAGGTGCTTTTCCAGGATCTCGCGTTGGCCTTGGGCCTCGTTGTAGAGATACTGCAGCCGACCATTGTCCAGACGTTTGACAGTCATGCATTGCGGCAGCAACGGCACCAGCGCCACCAAACGCGAGCCGATGACCTTCTTCTCGATGAAGGCGTTACCGCGTAGGCAGAGGCTAGCGACCACCATCAGCATGAAGCGCTGCGGCGTCATCTCGATGTTGGGTGAGCGACACAGCACTCGGTACAACGGATGGTCCGTGGCGGGTTCGCGGGAGCCATCGGGTAGTCGACGGTAGAGCTTCAGCGGTAAGGTGGAAACCGATTCGGAGAGCAAACGCACGCAGGCCCAGACTGTCGACAGGCGCATGGCGGAATCGACCGATACGGCTTTTCCGCTGCTGGAGGTGCCGAACCACTCTTGCCAGAACGCGTGTTCAGTCAAGCCGATGGGCACGCCGAGCCACTGCTGCAAGGCGGCACGTAGTCGTCCGGGTTTCCAGAGTTTCACGGTCAGACGCCCACCATGATCGGGTTGTTGAAGAAGCCGTTGCGGGCGCCGACGCCGGTCAGCCAGAAACGGCAGGCATAAAAAATCCGGCGCTCTTATGCGGAGCCCGGACTTTTCAGCGAATCAAACTAGCTCAGCGCTACAGAGCTTTTACCGGCTTAATCAAACTTTCAGCCGGAATCCCAAACATCTCATGCAGCTTCCAAATCATCGGCAGCGTGAGAGCCCGCTTCCCGTTCAACACCTCATAAACCCGATTCTTCCGACCGATGGCAGGCACAAGGTCCGTCGCTGACAAACCGGACTGCTCCATCCTGAAACGTATGGCATCTACCGGATTGGGCAGGTCGACCGGAAAGTGCTTCGCTTCGTAAGCCTCGATCAGCGTGATCATCACCTCAAGGTAATCCCCTTCAGGAGTCCCTGGTTCTGGTTCGTTATCGAACAGCGGCGAGACGGCCTTCAGCGCTTCTTTGTAATCCTGCTCGGTATGAATGGGTCGAATGTTCATGGGTTACTCCATTTCAACAGTATCGGCGTCAACGGCGTCGTACTGCTTATGCGTGCCGACAAATTTGATATAGAGAGCGCCGTAGCGATAAGCCACAGCAACCACTAGCCGGTAGTCGTTGCCTTTGATGTTGAACACGACCCGGCGGCTCTTGAGAACGCTCGCGTGGCGAAATTGGCCCTTGATATCTGCGGGCGTCTGCCAGTTCGCTTTCTTGACCTCGTCAATCCAGGCAAGCAGGGATTGCTCTGAATCCGGGTATTTCTGCCAAAACGTCTTGAGCTGGCTGATCGCGATGATTCTCATGGAATAATCCTAGTCCCAACATGGGACTCATACAAGTGCGTTTCATCTGTTTGCCGTGTTCTGATACTCCCCCGTCTTCAGAAAGGCCAAACCGAAATCATTAAAAAATTTTACAGTCAGACACCCACCATGATCGGGTTGTTGAAGAAACCGTCACGGTCACCTGCCTCTGCCAGTTGCAGCTCGGAGGCACCGATACTCATAGCCAGCGCTACAACACCGTCAATGCGGCCAGTGCTTTTACGTTTAGCGAAGATGCGATTGTCCTTCTGATCAGCGTCGAGCACGGCGCTGGCGGCGTTCCAGCGTAATACCGGGTTGGTTTTGATCTGGATGCGTTGCTCGGTGAGCAGGGTTTCCGTCAGCTCGATGGAGCGCGGCATCCAGAGGCCGGAGTCCTTGGCGACGGTGTAGCCCTGACCATGGGCGAACAGCGGGACGTCGATGCCCTGTGCTTCCAGTTCCGGCAGGAAGTACTTGATGCGGTAGGCATCAAATGCCACACCGACGATGTTGAACCATGCGGCCAGTTCGCCGAGACGTGTGGCTACTGCGCCGTAGTCCACTGCGCTGCCGGGTGGTGCGTGCAAGTAGCCTTCGCGTAGCCAGACGTCATAGGGCACGCGGTCGGTGCGGGCGCGTTCGTTCAGAGTATCTTTTGGGGTCCAGAACTCAACCAGGGCCTTACGCAATCGCGGAAAGTAAAACGCTAGAGCAGTGAGGTCGCGGGTACCGGACAAGTCCAGACCGCCATAGCAGGGCTCGTTCTGGGGGATGTCTTCAAGGGTGAAATCGGCTTCGCAAGCCAGCCAGACATCAGCGGAGAGCCAAGGGTTTTCAGCATCCACCCACTGACAGAAATTCAGCCGTCGAACGCTCGATTCCTTGGCCGGCATACCCCGCGCTTCGGTAACTTGTTCGCGCAGGTACTTCAAGCCCGGCAGGCCACCGTTGGCATCACCGGGTCGGCCAAACGCCAGGCTCGGGTTGGACTTGTACCAGCAGGCCTCGCTTTTGAACGGGTCTTCGCCTTCGTCCAGGGAGCAGATGAAGGCGAAGAAACTGTCGTCGTGTTGCTGGCCGGAGCAGATCGCTCGGCCGTACTCGTGGTACTCGTAGCAGACCGAAGTGCGGTCATGGCCGCTGTTGGTGATCATCACGATCAGTGCTTGGCGACGGCTCTTGGTGCCGGCGCGGATCATGTCCACCACGACACGGGTTTTGTGTTCGTGGATCTCGTCGAGCAGCGCGATGTGTGGGCGCGGGCCGGATTGGCCGTCGTCAGCGCTGATTGGGCGGAAGAAGCTGCCTGAGGCGAAGTGGGCCAGGTTCCAGACCTTTTCGCCGCGACCGGATTTTTCCAAACGTTCGGCCAGCAAAGCAGATTGATCGACCATCGAGACCGCGTCGCGGAACAGGATCATCGCCTGGTCTTTTTTTGTCGCGGCTGCGTAGATCTCAGCGCGGGCTTCGGCGTCCGATGTCATTCCGTACAGACCGATGCCAGCGGCCAGCGGTGACTTGCCTGAGCCTTTGGCGGTTTCGATGTAGGCGGTGCGGAAGCGGCGGAAACCGTCCGAGCCCTTCCAGCCAAACAGGCTGCCGACGATGAAGGACTGCCAGGGCAGGAGCAAAAATGGCAGGCCTTCGTACTCGCCACCGTTCAGGCAGAGGACGTCTTCGAAGTAGCCGATGGCGCGGTTGGCTGCGTCCTGATCCCAGCGTAGACCTCGTTGGACACCGTTTTCCAGGTCGTTCAGGTGGCGCTGGCACGAGTGACGAACATCCGGTCCGGCGACGATACGACCCTGGATAACCTCCAGGGCAAAGGCGCTGACGCGATCAGAAATACCTGTCCGCGATGCGCTTTTGCTCATTGGGGAATAGCTCGCCTTGAGGCGTTGGTGCTTTCAGGGAACGGCGGGCCAAGGGCGACAGGCCGAACCTGGCGCCTGCCTCATTCGCACGGCGCTCGGCGTCGTTGCGCAGCTTGCGCCACACCGACAGATCCTGGGCGCCGCTGCGGTAGGTTTGCACGTCGCCGCGTAGGGATTGGCCCTGGCTCAGCTCGCGGATTTTCAGGGTCCAGAAGCGGTACTCGGCGACGGCTTCGCAGTAGTGAGCCATGGCTTGGCGGTCCAGGCGGGAGATCAGGCCCAGGGACTCCAGGTCGGGCACGATGCGCTCCCATTCGGAGCAGGCCTCCTCGCAGAGCCAATCGGGTTTCGCTGGGGCTTCTACTGGCGCCAGTGGCTTGGCCTGTTCGCGCAGCAGTTCTTCGCGGTTGCGCTTGCTGGGGTTGCCGTTTAGCAGGTGGACGATGGCGGGCTTGGTTGGGCGTCCAGAGTTTTGATTACCAGCCATTGTTCACCTCAGATTTCACCAGGGAGCGCCTAGTGCGTGAAAGGGGCACCCCTCATTTTTCCCGCCGCTGCATAAAAACCGGGGGGCGGGGTCTTGAAGCTGGAGGCTGCGCAACTTTCACCCCACCCTCCCCTGGTTCCATGGGTGGTTGGGGTCGATGGGTTGACCGTCGGTTGTGCAGCCGAGGACTACACCGGATTTTTCGAAGCGTTGTTTGTGGGCGTCGTGGCAGTGTTTGCAGAGGGATTGCCAGTTGGAGTGGTCCCAGAAGAGGTGGGTGTCGCCGTGGTGGGGATGGATGTGGTCGACGACTGAAGCAGATGTAATTCGACCATATTTCTCGCATTCAATGCATAAAGGGTGATGTCGTAACCAACCGAGTCGAGCCAATTGCCAACGGTAGCTATAGCCATGTTGTGCAGGTGAGTTCATCCGTCACCGTCCCGTTGGGAGAGATTGGCATCGGCGAAACGTTCAGCAAGATTGCGGATCTTGTCGACCCCTAGTAACCCGATCATCCCTCCGACAAATGCAGCAGCTGCTTGTGGTAAACCAAAGAGGCTCAGACCAGATAGCATCGCTAGCGTAATACACCCACATAAAACAGACTCTAGAAACATCGCTTTTTTCGTACCGCCGCGATATATGATTCTAAGCGCTGAAATCAACACCGAAAGACCGGTAGCGAAAACTACCGGTGAGTACTGAAGAAACCAAGCTAGCACCGCAGTCCATATTGAAGAATCTTTATTAGACATCGAATACTCCAGCATCAGAGATAAAAGCTCCTCTAATGCCGCCACTCAAACCGAAGAACGACCACTAGACAGAGCAAAGACAAAGTAGTAGCGTTACGAGAAAACAAAATCCAATTTACCAAGCAAAACTTAGGAATGCATTATGGTTTTCTCATTACACACCGTGCTTGAAGGCACGCGTGGTCTCGACACAGAAACTAACCTAACCCTCGAAATAAACCGTGCAACCAAGCCGCAACTCCTATCAGATTTTGCAGGTGGGTTCGGTTACATTTACGATGGCTACTCATTACAAACATCAGAATTTACCATTGAACTTGACAGCGACCCTCGCCGACTACACTTAAAGTTCAAAGACAATAATACTGCGACACTTAACCCTGATTTTGTACGCGCATTTAACCCTAAAGACCCATTTAATCAGCTACAAGTCCTCCCCTTAAAATCAGGGCAGACGCTAATTCTACACCGCCACCACAATGACACCCCTTACGATTACGTAGTGACTAGAGTCAACTGAAACAATAATTAACATAGCAACGTCAACCACCCCACCTGTAAAACCTGCGTCGCTTACAAATTAGTTTAAAAAATTTAAATCTAGTGACGCAGGGCTATTAGCTTAAATACTTCTTACCCCAAATCGGAAAATCCTCAAGGGGAATATTTGAGTTAACCATCCAAAAGTTAAGATTACGCATAGCCAGCGCACAGTTAACGCACCCTGCCCTGACAAACGGTCAGGCAACACGACATCCCGCACGCCGTGAAAGCTCGGCCATGACACGCTGGTGCAACCGCTGCACCCAATTTCTATAAGTTCTATCTGCGGAAACCTCCAGCCCCAGCAAACGCATCTGTTCAGCAACAGACAGCTCCCGCTCCGGCAAGTAACGCAGGCTCGCCAACTTGGCTAACCGCTGGCCCTGCTCGCCTTGATGCTGCAACCAGGCCAATGCCGCTTCGACTTCCCTCGCTATGTGATCGGGACCAGCTCCAACGAGCAAATCGCGCGCGCCCGGCGTGCCACGAGGCATCAGCCCACCAAAGCGCATCAGCGTGCCCAGCGGGCTACCAAGACTGCGTTCCGCATTGCAGCGTCGCGTCTGTTCTCCCCAATGGCGCATCAGGGTTTCGATTTCAGGAATCATCGTTTAAACCTCGCTTATTGATCTGGTGACATTGGTGACGCACTGGTGACGTAAAAACGCCTTTAAATTCAAAACTGTCACCAGTGTCACAACTGTCACCAGTTAAAAAGGATTTACACGGTACACAGCCGATGACGGGAGTTCGGTGTACGCGTGCGCGAGCAGCAGTGACACTGGTGACATTGGTGACACCGTTGATCTCCAACGCTTTTTCGGAGCATCAGCTGGTGACACAGCCGGTGACGCCAGTGACATCTACGCAGCTCGATCCTCCGCCATTGGCCGGACATAGGGGCGAATCCGCTCCAGGGTTCCGGCGACGCGTTTTTGCTTTTCCTTCACCCAACCCAACCGTCGCAGGATGTCTGCTACGCGCCTCTGCTCCGGTTTGTTCATCCTCGCTAGGTCCATTTGCAGGGCGTGTTTGAGCAGCCCCATGACCGTCACTTCATTGATCGGCCCAAACAATCCGTCAGGGTAATGAAGCTGCGGCGCATGCCCTTCCAAGTATTTGATAATTGGCTCCTCCCACGGATCTTCCACATAGCGGGAATCCTGCTCTTCGCGGGCCAGATCTTGCGGGTAGTCCCACCATTGAAAGCCGGTGCAGTACAGGTGCAACGCCTCAGCCCAAAGCTGATCCCGCCATTGCCGGATATAGGCGACATCAGCCTTGCGGCACAACACCGGTAGGAATCGTCGCGCCCCGGTTGGGTCGCTGAGGTAGGCGTCGGCATTGGTGGTGCCCATGAAAATGCACTGCCGTGGATGGCTGCGCGCATGGCGATCATAAGGTGCACGGTATTTGTCATCGCGCCGGGTGATCGCCATTTTCACTTGGTTGATATCGGCCTTGGAGAAGCTCTGCATCTCGCCAATCTCGACCACAGAATTGCCCTGCATGGTGACGTAGAAGTCTTTGTTGGTCGGTGGCTCGCTGGTTTCCAGATACCACTCGAAACCAAACAGCTCAGCGATACAAGAGGACTTGCCCTGCCCTTGCCCGCCTTCCAGCACCACCATTTCGTCGACTTTGCAGCCTGGAATGAAGATTCGCGCAATCGATGACACAGGGATGGATTGGCCGATGTGCGCGGTGTAGGGGTTGATGTCGGCGCCGAACACCGTGGGCAACAGCATCTCCAGGCGGGGCTGATCATCCCAAGGCGGTAGGGATTCAAGCCAATTGCGTACGGGGTGATAGCGATGCTCCCAGGCAACCATCCGCACGGCCTCGTCGGCGACGGCACTGCTACGCAGGTGCAGGCTCCACACCATCTGCAGCCACACCAGCGTCTTGCTGGCATCGACATCCTGCCACGGGCCTTTTTCACCGTCGGGCGTAGGAGGAGGCTTGAGTTTGTCGATGCGGTCGGCGAATTCGTTGTAGGCAAGGACGCCCTGCCATTCGGGTGTGTGCTTGAGGATCAAGTAAGCATTGGCGAGTTGGGACCGTAAGGCGCCCTCCTCGGTACGCCGTAGAAGCGCTCTCCAGTCATCACTTTCGGCGGGGACGGCGCTCGGGCGCTTGCGCGATCTTGGAGCTTTTTCTGTAGGAGTTAGACCTAACAGCTTCGCGGCTGCTTTCACCGCCCGCGATACATCACCGTCATGCTCCAGCAAGCAATACACCGCGAAGGCATCGTTCTGGTGACCATTGGCGAGTGAGTCTGACGCGTGATGTGAATACACGCGGCCCTCAGTTACGGTAATACCGGGTAAGCCTGTGCTGCTATGGGGGCAGAGCCACTTTCGGCCATGTTTGGTGTAGCCGTGATCGGCCAGCATTGCCTCAACGTCATGGGCGCGGTTGAACTCATCGATCACCGACGGGTGCTTTCCTGGCTCAGTTTGCTTCGGTTTGCGCACAGGCGGTTTAGGTGTCGGCTTCCACGGGCAACTTGCGTCAGCATCACGCTTGAACAGCTCCCAGTTCTGCCAGGCTTTGAGTAGCTCGGGCAGCAACACCGGAAAACCTTCTGCCGACGGTGGGTTCTTCCAGGTGTAAGGCTTGCCTGTTCCGGGATGAATGGAGGGCGGCAGCACGTCCTGAACAAGCCCGGCTCGGAGCTCGAAAACCGTGAATGCCTTGTACTTGTCCGCCAGCGTTCTCGCTGCTGCTTCAGCAGCTTGATCACCAGAGGCCTTGGCCTCTTTCGCCATCGCGATGGCGCTTTTGAATTTCGAACTATCAGGATCACTTTCACGTGGCCACGCTAACGCGTGTCGGCTGAGTTCCACTTCGTCCGGCACACGAAACAGAATCCTCATACGTGCAGGGTTACCAATTACGCACGGGAAGGCGTTCGCCATCTCATCCAGATCAAGGCCCAACTGATCGAACAAAACTTGCCGCGTCCACTGCACATCATCCACGTCCAACGAACACAGACAGCTCGGCCCCAGAACCACGCCCATGTTGTGTTTTGGATGGTCACGCCAGAAGGCCGCAGCCTGCTCGGCGTCGGTGAGATAGCCACCCGGCTGATTCCAGGCATTGCCCTTGGGCGCTTTCTGACGGGGTTCAATGGGGACGAGCGCCAGGTTGAACAGTTCAACGTAGCGCTTTGCCCAGTCAGAGGATGTTGGCCGTTGCATCGCACAACCCTACGCGGCCGTAGACTTTCTACGGCCGCCGACAGGTCGAATCTCGTAGGCCAAGTAACGGCCCTGCTCATCGACCTGAATGCGGATATCACGACCCGAGCTCAGCATCTGGGACACTGCGCTTTGCGAAACACCCAGCAGTTTTCCGAGTTCCGGCTGGGTGCGACCGTGAGCAAAATCCTTCAGCGAAATACCAATATCATCGTCCATTCCTTGATACCTCGAATGGTTTTGGACTATGGATATTAGTAATCCTTCTTTTGCATCTCAACCGCCAAGATGTAAAAGTATGCTGAAATAAGCCGCCCTTATATTTTCAGCCTATGTCAGATCAGCCACCGCATATCCTTGAAGAAGCTGCACGCTTGCTGGCGATTTACAAGGATCGCAAGGACCTCTATCCAGCTCTGACTCAGAAAAAACTTGGGGAAGAATGTCGCTGGAAAGGGCAAAGCATCGTCAGCCAGTACATGACAGGGAAGATTCCTTTAAACATGCCTGCGCTGCTGAAATTCGCCACCCTGTTGGAGTTTCAGCCCTCCGACGTTAGCACCCGCCTCTTCTCCGATTTCCCAATTGAAGGTTTCAACGTTGGCTCCCAGCCGACTACCATCGGCACCTCTTTCCTTCGTGCCCTGGGTGAAACCAACGTGAGCTCACCCCCACCTTCCGACTTGAACAACAAGATTCCAATGGCTCCTGGCGACATTGAAGTCGACCTCTATCACGAGGTTGAACGCCCCGACGGCAAGGGCACGAAGGTGAAGTTAGGTGGCGGAAGGACAATGCCGTGCAGTCGTAGGGACTTGTACCTCAAGAACATCAAGCCTGAAGTGGTTGCAGGTGTTTTAGTCGAAGGAAGCAGCATGGACCCCGTGCTACCCGAGGGTAGCCGCGTTGCCATTGATACCTCGGTAACGCAGATCCAGGACGGGAAGATGTACCTCCTCGATTACAAAGGCCAACTCCGACTATGCCTGCTCTACAAACTGCCAGAAAACGGATTGCGACTGCGCAGTTACAACAGCGATGAGTATCCTGAGGAAAATCGAGACGGTGATTTTGTTTCGAAAAATATCCAAATTCTCGGCAAAGTGTTTTGGTATTCAGCGTTGATTTAAAGCCTCCCTCAGAATTTCCTGTCAGCTGTATCCGCATCACTCCATCACTACTTATACACCCCACTCAGAAAGTGCAGTTGACACACAAAATTAGTGATCCTAATTTTTAATCGTCATCACTTCGCTGCATGAGGTGTAGCGACCATGAAAGTCAGAAAACTAAATGCACAGCCGGTATACCTCCATCCCGCCGTCTCGCAACGAGCCGAGATTGAGGCCCTTCAAAAGCGTATAGGCCAATTGCTGATCATCATCGGTCAGCGCTCAAGTGCGCCAAAACCACCCGAGCCCATCGCCTATCACGATGACACCAATCCATGGGGTGGCGACGCCGCCTGAACCATCGCACGTCAACGCCCAGGAACGCGATGACGGGAGGTAACTACATGAACTCGACCCTCGACCAACTCCGCCGTGAATGGAGCACACCCTGCCCCACGCTGTCGGCTGTGCGTCAGCGGTACTTTCCGCACATCAAGACAGACAGATACATGCTCCACGAAATCAACGCGGGTCATATCCCGATCAGATACACGCGGTTGCATGGCTCGATCAGGTCTGCACCGGTGATCTATCTGCATGACCTCGCTGACTATCTGGATGCCATGGGCACATCGATAGAACGCCCGTCGCCAACCCTGACTACATGAGGAGAGCGAAATGTCTCACTCACAGATTAAATCCGAAGCTGTCGCCACCAGCGCACAGAATGATTTCGTGCAACTGCTGCCGCCCGAGCAAATCCACGAGCGCTTCCTGAGCCATCTGCGCTGGCGTATCAACGAAGTGCGCCTGGGCGACAAGAAAATGCGTCAGGTCAATTACTGGATCGTCTACGGGCAGATTGAGATGGGCCTTATGGCACGCTGGATCAGCATCGACGAAACAGAAGGCCTCTACGAAGAGTTGAGCGACGCGAGCTACGCCAGCCGCACTGCGGGCCATGGCCCGGAGGCTAAGGAGGCGACAGCATGAACACCGCCGAGAAATTGGAGATCAGCGTCACACCGGGAACCTGGTTTCGCCAAGACCTGCTTTTCCCCGTTTTTGGCCTGAGCACCGAAGCGGTCCGCAAATACCGCTCTAGGGGTATTTGGCTGGAAGGCAAACATTGGCGATGGGACCCTGCCCACGTAATCGTCTACAACCGTGACGAAATCGAAAAGTGGATGGCAGGCCAGCCATGAGCAGGAAAATGCCAACGGGTGTGGAGCTGAACGGCAAGCAGCTCCGCATCTGCTTCATGCTCCACGGCCAACGCTGCCGAGAGCCCCTGGAAGGCGTTGTAACGGTCAACAAGGCCTCTATCGCCTACGCGGACAACAAGCGGCGGGCGATCCTTGCAGAGATCAAGGAGAACCGCTTTGACTACGCCGCACACTTCCCCAACTCCCCGAGGGCAAAGACGCTCTCGGGGAGCGCCGGGCATTCAGCCAAACGAACCGTGAAAGAAGGCATAGACCGTTGGCTGGAGGTGCAGCGCGCGCTAAAGGCTGCCAGCACGGTGATCAACTACGAGAGCAAGGCTGTGCACGTCGAGAACAAGTTTGGAAAGTCTCGGATCGTCGACGTCAGCAAGAGCGACATTGAGCTGTTCCAGGCTCAGCTATTGAAGCAAAAGCTGGCACCGAAAACGGTGAACGACATTTTTACCGTGGTGCGCGGGGTTTGGGCTGATGCGTTTGGTGATGGGATTCTGAAAACCAACCCGCTGGAGAGAATCAGCAACGTCAGCACAGACTCCGATGACGAACATGCCGACCCTTTCAGCCGGGAAGAAATCGAGCGTATTGGTGCAGCAGACACAGAGCGAATGGCCGATGCCAGGATGATTGTTTTCAACTGCTGGACTGGACTTTCACTCTCCGAGTTGATTGCGCTTGCCGTTGAAGATGTGGATCTGAAGGCTGGCACTGTTCACGTTCGTCGTGCGTTGGTGGTTGGGAAGTTCAAGGTGCCCAAGGAGCGCTCCAGGGTGCGGGTGGTGGAGCTGATTGATCCCGCTCTGGAATTGATGCGGGAGATCCTGGCAGCGGCCAGCGATGAGCCGTACGTCGATATCAACGTCACACAGCGGGATAACATCACGACAAAGCCTGCGAGGGTCAGGTTTCTTTTCCGAAGCTCTGCCAGCGGACTGCTATGGAACGGCAAGATTTTGAGTAAGTGGTTTACTGCTCATCTGAAGAAAGCTGAGGTAAGGCATCGAGGGGCCAACCAATGCCGGCATACGTTTGCCAGTCAGATGCTGTCGAGCTATGTGCCGGTCGAGTGGGTGGCTCGGCAGCTTGGTCATGCGGATACGACGATGGTGAGGAAGCACTACGGCAGGTGGATACCGAGCGACACCAAGAGCATGGCTGGGATTGTTTCCAAAATGCTTGGGTTTCGAAAAGAACAAATCTGCGCGCCCCGCTAAGGAGGCGCAGATTTTCTAACCTTACCGATTATCAGGATGAACCGAGGCTCTTAACACCTCGGCGATCTCAGCGAAGTTCATTAAGCGGCCCACGAGGTTTATCCTAATAGGCTCAAACGCCTCAAACATTCGCGCGTACATTTCTACGACGGGAAAATGAGAGTTCACTGCTGCGACCGTTTTCATCGACTCAAACCGATCCAGATCCTCGACTAGATACCTGGCAGTGGAGAGATATTCAGTCTCGTTATTCCCGTCATAACCCGGAAATGAAATCTTGCCGCGCGCATGCGGAACAGCTTCCTCCAGATTCGCTTTCTCAGCCTCTCCCAACGCAGCGTAGCTATCGCGCAAGAATGCATACATGTCCAAGGTATCGACAACCGCAGTTACGTGCGGAGGGGTTTCCGCACCTTCATCCTTGATCCCGTACTTCCAATCTAGAACCCACATGTCATCCGAACTGATCACTTGGCTGACCAATTCAGGGTCAAAACTGTCTTTGATTTCGAGTTTTTTGTAGATATCGCACAACATCAATACTGTGAGTTTCTCAACGGCCGTAGGCTGCAT